TCTGTTTTCTGGCATTAATTCATAGCACTCAACTATCACAGAAGGGCATGCCCGATGAATAGCCTTGACAAGAGCACCACGCCCGGCACTCGGCTCCAGTACCGTATCATCCTCATGTATCCCTCCGGCAAGCATAACCAGCCAGTCGGCAACATCGTCCGGAGTTTCAAAAAACTGGTAATCCTGTTGAAGGTTGCACCTTTTACCCTCTTTCAGTATGGAAAACACACGTTCCGGATTAAAC